ATTAAGTGACCTGGAGCAACTCCAGAAGCTCCCATGCGAGGCGTGTGGGAGCCGGAAGGAGGGGTACTGGACCAAAGAAGGTGTACGTGTTTTGCTCCAGCCCTGCCCCTCCTGCCAGGAGAACGGCACTCCCACGGGGCTGAAGTTCTGGTGGCTGACTGAAAGGTGTCAGAGAGATTATATAAGGGACCCTTATAGAGTAAACAACCTTGGTATCCACAGCAACCTCTGCGAATGTGGCGGCACAGGCCGAGTGCCGAAGTCCGAGGCGGAGCAGTTGTGGGCAATGTTGAAACGTCTACGAGAGGACAAATGGGATATCAGCCTATACGCACCAGTTGAGAACAAGCAATGGTGCACTAATCTCTGTCGGCTATTTGGCAGGAAGACCTATAACTCTAGTGGGCAAGAGCCACTTGAGGCTTTAGCATCTGCGATAAGGCAGTCATTGGAGGAGGTGGAAGTTGAATAAGCAGGAGCAGATAGAGGAACAAAAAGCAATCATAGCCGCCTACGATGATACTCTGGGTGGTATGTGGGATGATTTACTGGAAGCTCAGAAGCGGATTGCCCAAGTTGAGGCTCAAAGTAAAGAGCGCCGGAAAGTTGCAGTCACCCTACAGCTAGAATGTGACAATCAGAAGAAGGTGCTCTTGGAGGAGCTATGGGGGCGTATTGAGCAGCGCGTTGACCCGCAGAACGAAGGTCTATGCGAACTGCTGGAGGAAAAGCTGAAGCAGCGGGCCGTCATCGAGGAGTTGAAGGCGGCACTAGAGGGTCTATACCGCTCCCACACGAATATGGGCTGTACCTGCAACGTCTGCGTCAAAGCTAGACAGGTCATCAGTAAGGCAGAGGAGGCGCTAAAATGACAATCCTCGGTATATGGGGTGACGATAAAACCTGTAAAACTACTCTAGCTCTCACCGCCCCAAAGCCGTTAGCGTATATGGAGTTTGACCTGGGCGGCTTTGATCGAGCTAAGCACAGGTTCAAAGAGGACGTAGACAACAATAACATAATGAGGGTCTATAAGAATGAGACTGCCGAGCATCCTCTAATCTACGTTGTACCCAGTCAAGTGGGTGATGTAGATGTAAAGGCTCTCACGGTCAGGCCAAGCAAGAGGATAGTTGGTATCAAGGAGTTGTGGTATAAGTTTCTCGTCCACTATATCATGCTCTTGAATGACCCTCAAATAATCAGCATCGTGATAGATACATCTACTCTACTCTGGGAGGTCTGTAGTCTGGGCTATCTCCAAGAAAAGCAAGAGATACAGCTAGACCCTCAAGGCAACCTCCGCTCAGGTGAAAAGAAATTAAGAGAAAGCCTCCTACCTATAGAATACAAAGAGCCCAACATCCGAATGAGGGGTCTTGTCTATCAAGCAAAGGTTCACAGCAAGCATCTCATTCTCACCCATCACAGTCGGGATGAGTATGGCCCAATGCTCATTAAGGGTGAGGTGGTGGAGGCGAAGACGGGCAAGAAGGAGAGGAGTGGCTGGAGTCCATTGGGTGATGGTGCAGACATCATAGTTCATACCTCCATTAAAGACAAAATACCCTACTGTAATGTGGAGTTGGCAGAGGTTCTAGAGCTAGTTGGGATGGAGTTCAAAGAGCCATCATTTGATAAGATAATGGAGGCTGTCAAAATGATAAGAGGAGAACAATGATACGCTGCCCAGTATGCAAACAGCTAGTAGAGCCCCAAATCACCAAGGAGAGAACTCCCAAGCCGGGTAAGGGGAGATCAGCAGCTAAGATAACAACTACTATCTATAGCTGTCCAGTCTGTGGAGAGGTGATAAAGACGGAGAGTAAGGGGGGATGATTAGTTTATCATTGAGAAAGAATGACAATTCTCATCGACATCCATGAGCCTATAGAGATAGAGATGCTAGTAGCTCAATCCACCCCAGTTAGTAGGTTGGGCCTCAACCAAAGGGATTGCGCTGACTATCTCTGGTACGCCATAGACGGTCATACTATACAGGTAGAGCGTAAGCAGATAGGCGAGATTCTCTCTGGTATGGATTCAGTAGAGGAGCAACTAAGACGAGAAATAGTCAGGGCTGATGAGACTCTACTAATCTATGAGGGCACATTTGAACCGCTGGCTAAACAGGCTTGTCAGAGTTGGAGGAGAGCCAGAGACAAACAGATAATGATTCCAGGTAGGAGCTACAATACAAGCTATGCTGGAGTGCAGGCTTGGTTATCCCAGCTAGATAAAGCAGGGATAACGGTAGTACATACCTTTGATTATGCCAGTACAGCTATTACTCTAGTAGCTCTATACAACAACTCTCAAAAGACAGAGCACACTACCCTCAAACGCTACATCAAAGAGAAGATATACCCTATGCCGCAGAATCCTCACGTAGCTAGCCTAATGGGGATAAAGGGTGCTGGTGTGGGGGAGGAGAAAGCTAAAGCTCTGATAGAGAGGTTTGGGACATTCTGGTACACCCTTAATCAAGATGTAGAGTCACTGGCAGAAACTCTAGTCGGTGAGGAGAAGCCAAAGAGGTTTGGTGTGCCATCAGCTAAGCGGTTGCTGAAAGCTATAGGGAGACAAGTATGAAAGGAATGAAATCACTGAGGAGAACAAAATGCAAACGTATAGGGTAGGAGATACGGTTCACATAGGGGAGATTGCCTTCAAAGGCTTTTTGCTCTCAATCATTAAAGCACATAGATTCCAGTTTGATGGGAAAAATCCAAAGGCTGTAGCAGTGCCTGATGTCAGCGAAGTTGATGGAGTGGAGATAAAATACGGAGATGAACCTAGACGACGTGGGAAAGATAGTTAAAATAGATTTCCAGACCACTATTAGAAAGTTCAGAAAGGTTAAGATCATCATGGGCATTATAGCTCCCAATGGGGATAGCCTTTTTCTTTATGGACGTCCACTAGCCGACAAGTATAGAGTACAGGGTGAAGCTATACGGCAGTTCGTCTTAGGGCATCGAGATGACTAGAACAAAACGGCGTGGGTGGATGAAAAGGGAGTGGTCCAAGTTCCCACTAGGGAGTCACGTTAGGTACAGGCTCAAAGGAGACAACCATGTACTCTGGGATGGTACGGGGGCGGAGGGTACCATAATTGGTTACGGTCAGGCTGGGCAGGTACCAACCCTACATATAGAGCTAACTACTCCTGTAACAAAGGGTGTTGTCCATTACCCCATAGGAACAATCTTACGAGGACAGCCGCTGCGATGGTGGGAGGTGAGAGATGGCTAGGAAATATCCAGAAAAGCTGGCCGAGGAGCATTGGGTATGGTTGGAGTCTCTACTACATAAAATATACGTGGACGCCTTTATCCACGGACATAAACATGGGATGAAAAATGGAAAAGCAATTCGCTTCAGGCTATCAAAGAAATGAGGACGGCTGGATACTCTTTCCTAGAGATCAGGCTGAGAGGAAGAGTCTGTTCTACCCAGAAGAGGTTATGGAGCATCCGGCTAAGATGAACTTCCATCTCCAGCAGGCTATAATAGAGTATATAGCTGATGAGGGGCAGGTACTCCTCGACCCATTTGGTGGTACAGGCACTCTAATGATAGCAGCTCTACAGGGTATGAGAGTCATCCTCATAGATATTGAGGAGGGTTACCATCAACTCCAGCAGGAGGCTTTGACTAATCTCAGGGCAGAGTTACCAGAGGCCGCTGAGTTGATTACACTATTACATGGAGATTGTAGGTTCACACTGCCTATCCCATGCAATCATATCATCACTAGCCCACCCTATGCCCAAGCTCTCTGGGATGACCGTACTCTAAAGGGCCGAGAGTTTGACTCTATCTATGAGACACTCAAAGCCTACAACCGAGATAGTCGCAACCTCAGCAGGCTTAACCAGTTCCTCTATAATCAAGCTATGGAGAAAGTATACAGCCTATGCTACGACTCTATCCTGCCTGGAGGGACTCTCACCACTGTAACTAAGGATAGGATAGTAAAGAGGGAGAGGGTACTACTCTCCAAGTGGATAGATAAGGTGTGTGTAGGGCTGGGATTTAGATTGGAGCTGTGGGAGAAGTGGTTAGCTCCCGGACATGCGTTTAAGAGTGTACAGAGATCTAGAGGAGATACAGTGGTAGACGACGAAGACATCATGTGTTGGAGGAAGTAATGATAGTAGAGATTGATAATCAGGGTGAGGCGCTATCCCTACGCCCCTACTGGCAGTCAGAGATAGTTGTGGCGGGCATACGAACATATCTAAGATTGTCAGAGGCCTTCACCCCAACATACGCAGGCCCACAACCGGCATGGGTAGCAATCCCCTCCTGGACTATGCCCGATACCAGTGCCCTCTTCATCAGTAAGGAAGGTATGACTCTAGTTACTATCATAGCTGATATGGCTGTGACAGCGTAAATGTACTTCGCTGAAGACCCTGAGCACAATTTCTACTATTTGGGCTCAGAGGAGCCACGCAAAGGTCTCTACACCAGCTACCTCCAAGAGGGCACCAGCCCTATAGGAGTAGATGTTGAGACTATCTCCCTGAAAGAGAGAATAGCCATTGGAGTGGGTATAGCAGTTAGGCCAGACATTGGCTTTTATTTTCCGCTATTCCCAGAGCCATCACCAGCCACTCCCTGGCACCTCCTCAAAGATTCCAAGATAACCAAGATAATGCACAATGCTCTCTTCGACCTCGGCTGCGTCAGAGAATATGAATGGGACACTACCAATATCAGAGATACCGCAGTCATGTCTCGACTATTGTGCCATCCCTTCTCTGGGCTGGTTAATCTCTCACATATTCATCTGATGGAGGTGCATGAGGTAAGAGAGATTCTAAAAGTTAATGATAGCAAAGTAATGCTTGACTTACCGAGAGGGGTAGTAGCTAGGAAGTGTATGCAAGACTGCATGGCTACACTCAAACTCGACTATAAGTTCATCGGGGATATAGATTTAGACTACCTCTCTATGGAGATGCAGCTAATACCCATACTGATCAAGATGAGCGAAAGAGGATTGCTCATAGACCAAGAGTGGCGGGCTAACTTTGAGAAGAAGTTGGATGAAGAGGTAGAGTTTCTCCGCTCTATCTGTGAGGAGGAGGGATTCAACCCGGCCTCACCGAAGCAAGTTGGATATATACTGGGTAAGAGGGGTGCGTATAGTGTGTTTGCTAGATTACCATTCACTCAGCCAAGGAACAGGGGCAGTCTGGCTACTGGTAAAGAGATACTAGAGCAGATGGATGACCCCTTAGCTACTATCATTCTCCAATATAAGCAGAAGGCTTCATTGCTCAACAACTATATACGGCCCTGGGCTAAGGAGGAGAGAGCATCTACCCGCTTCCACCTAGATGCCGTTACGGGTAGGGTGAGTTCTACTGACAGAAACTTGACGAATGTACCACAAGGCGAAGCTAGGGGTATATATATCCCCGATAGCGGTGTTTTCCTCGATGCAGATTTCAGTCAGCTAGAGTTGAGGGTGTTGGCTCATCTATCTAATGATAGAGAGATGCAGCACGTTCTAAATTATCCCAATGGAGATATACACCAGAATACTGCCAACTTCATGGAGATAGATCGTAGAGTAGCAAAGAACGTGGGCTTTGCCATGATATATGGAGGCTCTGATCAGACTATAATGCAGACGGCCCATATCCGTAGTAAAGCAATGGCTACTAGATTAAGGGAGAGTTGGTTCAGCACTTATCGAGAGGCGGGAGACTGGATACAATATACTCAATCTCAGGCTTTGAGCCATCCCTATGCTACAACAATTATGGGTAGGAAGATACGCCTCCCACTACCTGATGAAGAGAGCATAGGGGGTATTCAGAGGAAAGCAATAAACTACCCTATTCAGGGCTCTGCCGCTGAGGTGCTGAAGAGGGCTCTCATTCTATGTAAAGATTTGCCAGTTGCTCTACAGGTACATGATGAGTTGCTGGTGGATGGAGTTTTGGAATTACCCGCTGGAGTAGATGAGTTAGCACCATTTCCTACACCAATGGATGTGAGATTTCTGATGAGGTGGGAGTAGTGAGTAGAGCTATCAAAGGTAGAGATGGCTGTGAATTTTCTCCAACATGCCTCAACTGCCCTCTACCCAAATGTAAATATGACGCACCAGGCCAAATGCGGCGGAAGAAACGAGCAGAGCGGGATGCTGCTATAGTCCAGGCTCGGCGTAATGGGGCTACTACTCAAGAGATAGCAAGGAAATTCCAAATTTCCGAACGATCTATATTTAGGGTTTTGAGGGAGTATCGCTAGACTGGCGTACTGGTGTGGAGCTAATCCGCCTACTAAAAATTTTGACCACTTGGCAGAATAGCTCTCTCCTCAACAATGGACAACCATTATCCCAGCACAGTACCCACCAACCATACTCATAGATCAGTCTCAAGCAGGTTGACGCACTGGTGTTGAGCTTATTCTCTTACGATACTCCGCTTTGTCCCGCAACACAGAGTGGAACTCATTTCTCCGCTCTATAGCCTCTGACTTGAACCTATCAGCTAGGGCCATATCCCTATCAGCCGATGCAGCATATTGCTCTGCCTCCGACAGGTATCTGTCCATCTCTGCTATCCGACCCTGAGCCTCAGCCACAAAGGCTTGACACATATTGAATCTCCCATTAGCCTCATTGACATAGGCTGCTGCCACGGCTACTCTTTGATTAGCTTCAGAGATAAAGCCATCTGAAATTCTTGTGTAGCCCACCGCTTGCTCTATATAACCTCTAAGGTTATCCAACCTCGTGTTAGCCTCGTTGATATATCCCGTAGCCTGCTCTACCTTAGCCCGCTCCCTATTGATGGCTTGCACGGCCATAGCAGTTCTCCCATCAGCCTCCGCTATGAAACCTGCCGCTACTCTACCCCAGGCATCAGCCTGATTGATGTAGGACTGGAGATTATTTAGACGGCTCTGAGCCTCTTGCACATACCCTGCGGCTTGTCCCGTTATGGCAGCCTCCCTATTCACAATCTGAGCTGCCATAGCAACTCTCTGTACTGCCTCGTTCACAAAGCCCGCTGCTATGGTAGCATACCCACCAGATTGCTCTATGTAAGTACGAAGATTAGAGAGCCTAGCAGTGACCGATGCTATATGCCCATTGTATAACTCTAAGGATGCCCTAGAGTAGTTGGCATACTGACCTGCTACGTCAGATCCCAAGTTAACAGTATTTAGAAAGGCATCCCCATCTGTCAGGTACTTCTTGGCAGAGGGATCAGCAGCACCAGTGAGATAGGTAGCAGACAAGACCAAATCCGATACTATCAGTGATCTCAGGTCGGCAATGTCTGTAGTGATTTTAGAGAGN